ACCGGCGCCGCCGGCGCCGCCGGGATACCCCACCGGATTGGCGCCGGTGCTGCAGCCGCCACCACCGCCGCCGCCGCCATAGCCCTGCGCCGGCGTCCCCGGCTCCGGCCCGCTCGCGCCGCGCCCGTTGCAGGGCCCGCCGCCATCGCCACCGCGGCACGCGACGACGATCCCATCGCCGCCGTCGCTGCCGCCGAAATTCACCTGCCCGTTATAGGCCGCCCCGCCACCGCCACCGGCATTGGCAAAGATCGTCGCCGTCCCGCCGATCCCGCCCACGCCGCCATTCGCGATCATGTACGAACCAAAGCTCGACGCCCCGCCACTCGTGCCATTGCCGGGCCCGCCCGGCGCCGCACCGCCCGCCCCCACCGTCACCGCCACCGCCTGCGCGGCGCTCAAACCGCTGACGATCCCCTCGGCCCGCCCGCCGGCGCCCCCGCCGCCACTCGGCATCGTGCTGTGATAACCGCCGGACCCACCGCCGCCGATCACCGTCACCCGCGCCATCGTCACGCCGTTCGGCACGCTGAACGTCCCGGACTGCGCAAACACCTGCATCGTCGGGAATCCCGGCCGCAACGCCGGCAGCTTGTACGAAACAAACGGCGCCCCGGCAGCCGGCGCGATGCTCGCCGCCGTCACCGCCGACTGCCCATAATTCACCGTGATCACATAAAGCCCGACCCAGCCCGTATCCACCGCCGGCGTGCTCTGCGTCCCCGCCGCCGCCGCCGCCCCGGGCTTGAGCTGCAGCTGCACCCGCTGGATCCGCTGCGTGTTCTGCGCCGTCCCCGAATTGTTCGGCCCCGAATAAGGCTGGCTGGTATTCGCCGCGTTCACATACGGCAACACCACCGCGCCGGTATCGCTCTCGCCGAACGTCGCCTCGATCAGATAATCGATCGACTGCCCCGAACTCGCCGGCGCCGTCAGCCCGAAACTCGTCGCCTGCAGATTGATGCCGGTCTTGACGATCTGATCCGTCACATCGGCACCGAGCGAGCCATAGGCCGTCGCATCCACGCTGGTCAGCTGCGTGATGCTGCCGGGCCCCACCACCACCGTCAGCGACGCCGGCGCCGTCGGCGTGCACGCCAACCCATCGGCGACCGGCCCCTGCCCCAGCACCGCCGCGGAGAGTGCCGCGATCCCCACCATCGCGTTGCGGTTCGGGTACAGTATATCCGTATCCAGCGGGATGCTCCCGGGATAGACAATGTTACGATCCATAAACGATCCTCAGTTGGAGATGTTCATCCAGGCGATGCTCGACGTCGGCAGCACCGCGGCCGCCGCCGCATAGATCTCCGCATCGCCGACCGAGCCCGCCAGCGCCGCCGCATCGGCATAAAACATCGGCGCGACACCATAGCCGCCAGGCCCGACCGCATAGCCACCGGCATTGCTGATCGGCGTATCATTCGGCCGATACGCCGTCACAAAAAACTGATAAGGAAGATTGCGGCTGCCATAACCGCCCTGGCAATTATAGCCGAGATTGACATTATACCCGCCGGTATCGGTCGCATTCAGCGGCTCGAAAATCCGCGGCGCGCGCTGCGTCAACCCAATCAGCGCCGCACGCAGCCCCGCCCGCGTCGCACCCTGCGTAATCAAATTCCCCAGCAGCCGCGCGCGAAACGCCGCATCCGCCTCACCCGCCCGCCGCGGCAACCGCCCGCCCAGATAATCCGCCGAAGCGATATCCAAAAAAATCCCGCTCGCCGTCGCCATCCGCGCCTGCGCGCTCACCTGCCCCAGCAACTGATACAAACCGCTCCAGGCACTGGCGAGCCCGGTCAACAACCCATCCAGAACCGGCGTCACATCGCCGAACCACCGCGCCGGCAGCACCAGCTTCAGCCGCGCCAGCATATCGGCCACATCGCCGGTCATCAGGACACCGCGACAGTACCGGCACGCACCGCGCCGAACAAACTAGGCGTCAGATCCTCTGTACCCCCGTTCAACAACAGGCCGGACACATTCGTCACCGTGCTCGAAGCGCCATAGGCGATCTGCGCCAGCCGCGTGTAGCTCAGCGCCGCCCCCACCGAGAGGCTCGCAATATAGCTCTCGATCGCCGCCGCCACCGCCGCCACCGAAGCGGCATGCGACGCCCCCGCCGCCGTCACCAGGCTCACCGATATATTCGCGGTCGTCACCACCGGCCCCTGCACCGCGAAACTCGTCCCCACCGGCCGCACCGCCTCCACCGCCTGCTGCACGGTGCTCAGCAGACTGGCCGGCGGGCTGCCCGAGCCATCGTCCACCGTCACCACAAAATGCCCCATCTGCACGCCACCGGCCTGGTCGACATTCTCGCTGATCACATAGCTCAGCCCCTGCTGGATCGCCGCCACCGCAGCGCCCACCGCCAGCGTCGTCGCGCGCGCCAGGCTCGCCAGATAATTTCCGAATCGCGCCCGAAACGCCGCATCACTCTCCGCATCCGCGCCGCCGGCCAGCACCAGCGCGTTCGTCACACTATCCACCCCGGCGATCGCCGAGGTGATCAGGCTGATCGCCCCCGGCTGCACATTTCCCGCCGCCCCCGCCACCGCCGCCACGACCGGCACCGTCACGCTCGCCACACCCGCCGCCAGCACATAACCGCCAAGGGCGGCGCTGTACGCGGCGTTGGTCGGATCGGCCACCACCATATAAACCTGCCCATTCGCCGCGGTCGCCACATCGCTGCCCTCCGGCACCACGGCGGCCACGCTCGGCGAAAACCGCGCCAACGTCACAAACCCCGTCGCCGCGACCGAAGGCAACCGCGCAAACCCGAAATCCGCCCCGAAACTATCGCAATCCGCCCCGCTGCTGGTCGCCAGCCGCGTCGTCGCCAGCACCTGCACGATCAACCATTGCAGCCACAGCGCCAGCGACGCATTCGCCTCCAGAATCGCCCGCAACACCGACCCGACCGTCAGATCCAGCAAGCTCTGCGCCGCCCCCTGCACGGACGCCGCCATGTTCTCGACCAGCGTCGAGAAATTCTGCAACGACAGATTCATGACAACCTATACTGAAAATGAAAGAACAGACGTCGAACCGCCCGGCGCATCGGCATAGCTCAGCGACAGAACGAACGTGCCATCGCCGCCATCCTGCACGCCGATCACCGGGCTCGGCGTGCTCGCCACCGCCGCCTCCCGCAACAGCTGCGTGCGCGCCACGCCCGCGATCGCCGCCGGCGCCCCCGGCTGCCCGACGAACTGCGCCAGCCCGGCGCCATACCCCAACTGCCAGATATAATCCCCGGCATTCGTCAGCAGCCGCCGCAACACCCGCTCCTGCGTCAGGCCCACGCCATCGCTCAACCCTAAATCACCGGTCGGCCCCACCGCCAGATCCCCGCCGAACCGCAGCGCCAGATCGGCCATCACACCGTCACCGTCGTCGTTCCCGTCAATCCGCCAGCCGGCAACGGATGCTCATGCGCATCATAAGCATTTCGTAACGAAGCCACCGTCCCATGCGCCCCGGCCCGGTCCGAAATATCGCCACTAACCACCAAATTCCCCGCGATATTCACGACCGGCGCCTGCAACGTGATCGTCCCGTCATTATGCAGCTTCAAAAAACTGCCGCTCTGATGCACCAGCCACGCCTCGCCCGCCGGCGCCGCCAACGGCGTATCCACCAGCGACCACACAGCTCCCACGATCACGCCCTGCTCGGCATCGCCTTCCTGCGCGATCACCAGCACCTGCGCCCCCGGCGTCAAAGGCGCGGCAAACCCCCACCCCGCCCCCACCCAGCTCGAGACGATCGGCAACCACCCGCTCAACACGTTCTCCGGCTGTATCAACACCCGCGCCGCATAGGACGAAGGATCGAAACTCGACACCAAACCAAAGCGCGCCACCCCGCTCAGCCCATCCAGAACCCCCGCCTGTGCCTTCACCATGTTCCAGAACTGATCCACGTGCGTTTCCCCGTAGAAAGTAAGGCCAGGGGCTCTGCCCCTGGACCCCGCTGGGGCCGAAAGGCCCCAGACCCCAGTCCCGGGGAACGGGCCGTTGAGACGACGAGGGC